ACATGAAATTGTGCAATTTGACGAATTAGATCACTTAAAACTTCTGGATGTTCTATGTGACTTTTCCAACTGCTTTTCCATCCTGTTACGTTGCTGAGCCTATCTTGTGTGCCTTGCTTCTTAAGATCTAAAAAGTAATCGATAATTTTTTTATCTTGTTCTTTTGTACGTGGTAGTACAGTATGTTTTATTGGTGCAGGATAGTCCATGTAAATGGTACTAACTGCTGGATGTCGAATAATGTTTTTATCCTTAAACGTTTCCATTTACCACCAACCTATTGCTACTCCAAAACCAAATACATTAACAAAACCAAAGTATGTTGTTAGCAACATCGGCCATGCAAGTTTACGTCTATAGTAAGCATACACTGCTGTCCAAGAACCTATAAAGAATCCTGGATACACATAACGCATATCGGGAGCATCTGCTGTAAGAGCAAGTGTTAAACTAGCACCTACAGTAAACACAAAACTTATAAGTTCAAATACAAATGCTACACTATCAGTTTGATAACTGTGTAGCCAAAAGTTTTTAATTTTGTTTATCACTTATCATAACCGAGTGTAGTGATAAGTGTTTCTAAGTCGTCAAACTCATCATAATGCCGGTCCCAATCTCTATTCTTAGCAACCTTAATTGCTTTGTTAATAAGACTAGGTTTAATATCCATTTCTTCAGCGATTGCCTTAACTGTATCTTTAAGACCGGCCTGTAAATCTTCTACTTCTTGTAGTACTGTTACACCTTCTCGAACGAGATTCTCTAGTTTTGCTTTTTCGTCAGCACCGTATACGCGGTCACCCATAGGTTCCTCCTGTTATTATTAAATTATATTATATGATATATTTAGATCAAAGTCAACTAAAATCTAGTCTTTTTTGGCAACTTTATTAGGTAAGCCTTTATGCTTGGTTGAAGCATAATCTTTGGCGTCTTTTTTAGACATTCCTTTAGCGGCTTTAGCGACTTCTTTAGATGCAGGCTTTTCGCCCTTCTTTGCGGCATGAACCATTCCCATGAATTTCTGCTGAGCTTTTGATTTTGCCTTTTCTGATACTTCGTGTTTTACACTTTCGGATCTAGTACGTTCTTCTTGTCCGCGAGCTTTTGATCTAATGTAGTCTGCTAGAGTAGTCATGCGATCAGCGGCATCGCCTGCTGGTGTTTTCTTTAATGGATTATCAAAAATACTAAATGTATTCTTAGTAAGTTGATTTGCTTTAAATTCAAGCATATCGGCAACTTTGTTCAATGGTGCATTATACCTGTTAAGCATGTCTACCATTTGTTGGGCTGCCTTGTCGTCGCCCATAACAAAGTCTTTAGTAAGGCCTTGCAGTAATTTTTCTACTACACCTATTCCGCCATCGTCGTAACGAGCTTCAAACTTTGCAACTGCTTGATTTAATTTATCTTCAATACTTTCTTTATACTTGTCTTTAGCAAGACCAGGCTTTTTCTTTGCCGTCATACGAGCATCTGAAACTTTGTTAACAGTGCCGTTTTTCTTTGGTTTTGCTACTGGTGCTTTTACATCCTTTACTGATGTTACTGTGCCTTTTTTATCTGCCTCACCTAACTGTACTGACTCAAATTTCATTTCGTAATCTAAGTGATGGTAAACAGAACCAATGTAATCTGCTGATTTAGTAATTTTAGATTGTACCCAACCATCTAAGCCTTCACGCTCAGATACACCTTTTAGCATGTCGTGTAACTTAATAGCATATTTGGCAATCTTATACAACTCTGCTCTTGCCATTTGGACTTCGTGGTCCGATTCTGCTCTCATTGCTAAATCTGCTAAATCTTCATTTACCTTTTTCATTGTTTACCTCTTGATGGCCTTCCCGCCCATTAAATTATTATTTACGTCTAGTGCATTTTTTGCTGTGCCGTCTGAGTTTTTCTTTTGTGGTGCTTGTGGTGCACCATAACGTCCACGCTTTTTAGGCTTATGTTTAGCAATTACTGGGTTAGCAACTGTAGCAATATTTCCTGCACTAGTAGCACCTGCTGTTGCAGTTTCGCCTAGCTCTGCTTTTTTTCGCATAAGCTCTTTACGTTTCTTATTGATCTCAGCGGCAGTTTCTTTATCCATAGATTTTGACTTACGGATACTTCTTTCGAGATCATCAAGATCACGAATGTGTCTTAAAACTTTAGACAATGCTGATTCTGTTATATCTCTTATATGCATACTACTATTTAGCCTTTTTTACGTCCGCTCTTCATATTTGCACACCAGTGATACATTTTAGCCTTTTCACCACTTGCATTTTTTGCTTGCTTACGTAACTTAGTTACACTTCCTTTACAACTTGCACCTGCTCTTTTGACACGCCCTGGTCTGCTTTTGCCTTTTTTCTTACCATCAGCAAAGTTTTCTATTACAATCTCAGCGGCTCTCATCTAGGGTGTCCAATTGCGTCCAGTGCCTGATCTACATACTCGTAATTCTTATAGTCTGGTATTTCTCCACGATATGGAGAGTTATCACCGGCATTCAAGGTCTGGCCCCATGATCTTAACGTAGACTTTAAACTAGCATACTTACCTTTCATTGCGTTTGCCGCTTTAATATAAGCATTAAGAATCTTTTTATCTAGTGGCTTACCTGCTTTTTCCCACTTTGCTCTGTTTTCTAGATTCTTTTTATGGGCTTTAAAAATTGTGCCTTTTTTATATGCGGGATCTTTTTGATCGTACTTAACGTCGCGTACTTTTTCGCCTTTGTAATACATAGACCAGTCTGGAACATCCTGACCATTACCAGCATAAATCTTTGCTATTTTAGATTTACTATCCTTAATAAAGTTGTCTAGGCTGCCTGCCTTTTGTATATCATCCATACTAACTGGAACTGTTTTACCATCGGCTAGTTTGATTTCAATCTGACTTTTAACTTGATCCACAGATATTTTTGACAAGTCTTGCTTGCCGCCAACGTCTTTTTGCACCATAGTGGATGTCTGCTTGTTAGGCAATGGATTAGTGTTTGCATCCTGACCAAATGCTTTTGATACAGGAGTCAGTGCCATTAGTCCTGCTAATGCTCCTGCCCCAATATCCTTAGCAGATATTTCATTTATATGTGAAGTTAAATCAATGCCTGTATTTTTCTTAATATCTTGAACAATCATTGGCCAATCTTCTTTTGACACTTTTCTGCCTAATTTTAAAAGTGTGCTTAAAAGTTTAGGATATTTTTTATACAAGTTCATGTTAAAAGTAATTTTAACTGCATCATAAAAATAAGGATCTATTTCATTAGTTTCATAAGCCTTTTTAGCAAGTCCTATAATCTTCTTATACGCAAGTAAGTCTTCTTTTGTTGATTTTATTACACCTTCTTTTAATGGAGCACCTGCTTCTTTAGCAATTTTAATAATGTCTTGTTTAGCACGATCAATCTCTGCTTGGTGCTTTCTAATTTTAGCATGAGGATTTCCGGGAACATATTCTACACGCATTTCTGCTTCTAGTTTATCAATTTGATTTTTGTTCCAGTTGTACTTGTTGTGTATCTTTTCAATCTGTTTTACTTGATCATCCGTAAACTTAGCACCTTGACTTACAAACCATTTAATAAGGTTCGAAGTAAGTCCTTCGTTAATACTTTCGTTTTTGTCTTTATAAAAGTCAAAGTCAGGTGTTTGCATTACAACCTTGTCCTTCTTAAAGAACACTTCTTTACCAAGTATTCTTGCAATCTTTGCAAGAGTTGCAGTATCAGTTCTCGAGTCTAAATCTTGTATAAGGCCAATAACATGATCTCTAAATGCACCTGCCGGCACTGTTAAGGATCCTTCTTCCACTGGTTGTTTCATGTGTTGTTGGATTGCTTTTGCTGTACGTTCAAACTTATGATCTTTATGTTTAAAACCAACGCCGCCTGCATTTGTCCATTTTCTAATGTTTATGCCAAAGTCGTCGATTAGTATATTAGGTGTACCATCTTTGTTTTGAGCATAAGCGGCTTTATCATGTGTAATAATAACATCACTTGGCGGAAACTCTTTTAGGTTGTTTTTAATCCATTCACGCTTGTGCGGTTCTGAATTAGGATCGTCTGCTAATGGACTACTTAAAATTTTGTAAGATCCTTTTACTTGTTTAATAATGTTTAGTAATTGATCCGCATTTGATGTTTTTGGTATTTTTAACCAAAAGTCATCTGTGTCTCTAATTTTTTGTAGTGCCGCAGGAACATCGTCAATATCTGTAAAGTGATCTTTGTTCATTAGTTTAGCCCACTCGCCGAAGAAGTCTACAAGTACTCCGTCCATATCTACATAGATTTCGCTAGTGCTTGCTAGTTCTTTACCTTCGGATGCATAGTAATCTTCAATACTGTGACCACCCTCCATTAATGCCCATTCCATTGGAGTAAATTTACTTTCTTTTTTCTTACGGCCAGCACAGTGAGCTTTTTGTGAAAATCCTTTTGGATTATTACAGTTAATAGAGCGTTTATATTTTGCTGACCATTTTTCTTCTACATCTACGAACTTCATATGATCGTAGTATAACGGATCTTCCTTAACATGGTCAATGGCTATTTTAAGAGCTTCTGATGGATTGTTAGTATGTTCCATCTCTTGTCTTATACCCATCTTAAGTTGATTAAGTGTTTCTTTGGATATTTTGCTTTCAGCAAGTCCTAAATTAAACAATACATTAGTTGACTTGCCTTTTACTTTTTTGCTTAGTGTAGGCGGACGTCCGTCTTTATCTACTTTGTTTCCAAACTTACTTGCTTCGATAGGAATTTGATTGGTGCCGACATCAGGAGTTGTGTTAACACCTTTTACAATACGACCGTCTTCTGTTAATTCCCATACTTTCATTTACAAACTTTTTAAAAACCCTTGTTTTATTCCTACAGCAATTAAGTCATCTAATCTTTTTTGCATGTCTGGATCTAACACATCTAAACTTTTAAGCATATTAGCAGTATCTTGCATCATCTTTAATTGCTTGCCAAATTGTTTCATAGCCTGTTTGTGTTTATCACCGCCTATTCGGTTGACCCATTGTGGATCTGTTTCTGGAGACTGATGTTTAAAATCTTGTTTGTCATCAGGAGATGCCGGCTGTGTAAATATACTTGGAGCATCATCCTTTATTAAGTCACGAACCTTCATTTTTTGGTGCGTCCTCTAAAATTTACAGGTCCTGTCATAAATGGTTTTGAAAACCAAAGTTTAAACCATTCATCGTCGCCAGGCTTAATACCACGTTCTCTTTCTTGTTGTTTACGTTGAGTTGCTGTGATGCTAGGATTTTCGTCAATCTTGTATTCCGAGTAACCTTTGAATTCGTTAATGCCCGCTAATTTTTTAAGTGTATCCAGGTCCATTTATTTCCCCAGAGCTTTTTTAATATTATCTACAGCGGCTTTTTCTGCTTTATCTTTGCTATAACCTTTGGGCTTTTTACCTTTGCCTATTGATGTTCTGCGAGGCTTACCACTTACAGCATCTGCATCACGCTGTGTATCATATTCTTCTTCTCCTATGTCTACACTTTCATCTTTTTTCTTCTTTATAAAAGAAAGCTCTTCTTGATGCAGTTTGGTGATTGCTTGATCTAAGGAATCAGCATCTTCAATATCTTCTCCTGCAAAATAGTCATAGATGTCTTTCCCCTTCATAAGTAAGAATAGAACAACCGCAGCCGGAATGCCATATTTTGCAATTTTATCAATGAGTGCTTTGTGATCTAAATAAAATTTTCCTAAGAAACCTAATCCAATTGAAGAAAGTGGTCTTTTGACAACTTCTTTGCCTATTACCTTGCCAGTGCCAAGAGCACCTTGACCTACAAGTTTACCAAGTTGTCCTATTATCCAACCGCCGCCTTTAATTGCATTGCCGACAAATTCGTCAAGCTGAGCCTCGTCTAGTTCAATGCCTTCTTTTTTGGCTTGATCTTTACGTATTTGTTTAAGTCTATCCTGTACTTTTTGACTTAGTGCTTTATCGTCAATTTTTAGAGTTTTAACTTTTCTAGTAGCACGGGGTTGCCTTCTTGTAGTAAACCCAAGTATTTCGTCTAAATCTGTTTCTGTACTTTCGTCCCTTTGACCCATAATTTGTCTTAGTTTCATAAACATCTCCTCAGCATGTGGCTGTGCTAATTTAGTTACGCCGCTCTTGAATCCTTCAAGATCGTTGTTCTCTACATAACCTCTTAGTTTAGTGCCACTCATGCCGGTAGCATCTGCGGCTTGTGCATCTCTTTCTAATTGCACATAGTTGATTTTGTCAAACTTGTATGGAAATTCAATAGGACCTCTTTTGCCTTCTGTCTTACCATTGTAGTCAACAAGAATTTGATAGAGCTTACGCTCTCCTTCTAAAAATGTTACTTCTGTGTAACCTAGTTTATATAATCTGTGTGCGGCAAGTGAGATGTTTTTAGCAAGAGCAATGCTAATGCCGTCAAAACTTTTTCTTGCCCAGTCTAGTTTTTCTTGTGACGAAAGCGGGTCTGTTGGAAGTTTTGCCGCTCTGTCTGTTAAAAATAAAAATGAATCACCTGGTTGTGCTTTTACAGCATTTACGAGAAGCTCGTGACCATTTGTAGCAGGATTCATTCTACCTAATGCAAATGACGCAGTTTTACCTGACGCTTCGTATAAGTTTCTCAGCTTCATTACAACTCGCCCTTTTTAACTAACTTAGCATCCTGTCGTACACGTTGTTTAATATCCTCTTTGATATCATTACCTAGTAAAACATCTTTTTCTACATCAATCTTGTACTTTTGACAATAGTGTTCGTAGCAACTATCTAATAAATCTTGTAAACCATTTTCAATTTGTTCTTCATCATTTTCTGATTTAGCAATAGTATCTAAAAAAGGTAGATATTTTTTTCTATAAAACATTGCATCGTTCTTCATGTGAAAATGCATGTCGTCTGCAACATCAAAGTTTACACTTTGTTCTTGAGGATTTAAATCTGTAAATTCTACTAGTTTCATTTTACCACTTCCTACATGACCAGTAACGTGCCTTTGTTCTTGGTCCTGGATTATCACAGTTATGTCTAGCACGGAATGAACGTCTACGTGCTGGATTAGACTTTTTAATTTTCATGTCAGGATCACCAAAGTTAACTTTCTTTACATTGCCAGTCTTTGGATCCTTAACGTATACTTTAAACTTCTTAACATCGCCACGCATTGGCTTGCCTAGTTTAACTTTACGTCCTTGGTATTCTGCTTCGTCAAGGTCAGTTGCTAAAGGAGCCATTTCGTGGCATGAACTGCATCTTCCGTGTCCGCCATATACTTCGTCTTCAAATGGAGCATGACAACACGCACTTAATTCTTCTTCATCTTCGTTGTACCACATAACACCATAGGTTTCAAAAAAGTCATCACCATCGTATGTTTCTTCTGCAACCTTAAATGGATTTTTAGCGTGTTGGGCTGAAGAAAATTTAAGTCCTAAGCTGGCTATAAATTTATCAATGGCAGTTTTAATAAGTGGCTTACTGCCTGGAAGAATTCTTGTAGTTCCTGGAATAAGACCGGGCTTTGTTTTCCACCCCATCTGTTGAGCCACTGTTGGTAGTTTAACATTATTACCTTTAACATCTACATACTCAAAGTCACCACCTTGTTCGTCCATGGTAATTTCAATATCAAAATCTTCGTGTCCTTCAGCAAACAACATATTTGCTAAACGGTTAGCATATTCGTCTGCTTCACTCTCGCTTAATTCTCTAGCAAGTGGAATCTCAATACAAGTTATGTCTTGTTCAGTTTCAAAAATTTCCATGCCTGGGAAGATACTTTCATTCAAACTTTCTGCAAGTTTAGTTGTTGCTTCCATTGTTACTCTTACAAAGTGTTCCATGTTTTAATCCTTAGTGTAAATCTGCCCAACCTGCTGTGCTATCGTTGTTTGCATCTGCGGCATAGCCTTGAAACTTACCAGTTGTAGTGTTATATACTAACATTCCAAATGACGGAGTTAATGCATCAATTTCTGCCTGAGTTAACTGCTTAGGGCCTATGTACAGTTCGTCAAAATTATCGTTTACTTTATCAAAGGCACTACGAATGCTTTCACCGTCACCTGTTAATTCGCCTGTTCCTAAATTAATAGTTTTCTGTGCCATTGTCGTTCCTTAATGATTTAGCATAATGCTATTAATCGTTCCTGCTGTGTAACTAACGTATGCTCTAACCCACACATAGTTACCTGTAAAGTTATAAACTTTATTATTTGTTGTTGCATCGGTATATTCAATTTCTGTAATATTTTCCTCTGCAATTAATCCTGTAGTATCAACACTTTGACTGCCTGTACCTAGTTCTACTGTAAACCAATCTGAACTAGTAGGGTCTGCTGAAAGTGTTGCTTGAATGTTTATAGTTCCAACGAAGTCGTTGAGGTTTATTTGGACAGTGTGCAAACCGTCTGAACGGCCGTAATATCCATCACCTTTGTATTTGTCACCCGTTACTGTTTCTACTGTAGAATCATTTGGGTGTGTAGTTTCGTCTAATATTGTTATACTATTGCTCGGCATGCAAGTATTTATGCAATTTCTGAAGTAGACACATATTTTATTATACGGTCAATACTGGCACCTGCAAGCACGGCTAAGTCTATATATTTTTTGTTATTAGTCCAAAAATAGTAGCCTTTGCCTCCGTATCCTCTTGAAATAGAGTCTGCGGCTTTTTCCCCTATGCGTATATTAGCATTATTTTGTGCAAACTTTGCAAATTCGCTAAGTGTTTTTTCGTTAAGCCAAATCTTATATCGCCAAGCAGGGTTGTCTTCTATAACAATATTAGGATTTTCGGATAAGAACTTTTGTTCTTTTTCATTGGGCAAGTGTATAGCATATGCTTCTATTTCATAAGCTAAAAATTTAAGCCAATCTATATCATTGCTATATATGTTTATAAAAATGCCTTCTGCTCTAATTGTTGTATCACGAACACGACCTTTTAGGTTTTCATAAAGAATACAGGCTCTGTTAAAATCTTTTAAATTAACACTTTGTTGGAAGGGACTTGGATGGGGAATAGTTTCCCCATCATCAGCAAACCGTTGCATATAGTCTAACTGTTCTTTTACATACTGTAAATTGCCGTTGCGAAAGATAGAAGCAATGGATAAATTAGCATCTATCTTAGCAAGGTATTTTTTATAAAACAGTGATTTTGTTTTATACAGTTGCAAGTTCTTTTTCTCCAACTAATAACTTTAATTCTTCGTCAAAATCAATAGTTAGGTGTCCGCCGTCTTTTAGATCGCCAAACAGTAGAACTTTACTTAGTGGAGTTTTAATATCCTTGTCGATTACACGCTGTAAAGGTCTCGCCCCCATCTTTCGATTAAAGCCTTTATCTACCAAGTGATCAATTGCTTCGTCAGTAACTGACACTTTAACGTTTTTGTCTTTAAGTTTTGTTTTTAGTTCTAGCAAGAACTTGCCAACAATTTTAATCATTGTGTTCTTATCAAGACTTCCAAATGTAATTACACCATCAAGTCTATTGCGGAACTCTGGCTTGAAGAACTTGTTAAATTCTTCATCTTCGTAAACATCTTCCTCTTCAGGATCAAAACCAATTGATGCTTTTTCACTTTGCTCTGCACCTAGGTTAGTTGTCATTACAAGGATAACGTTACGCATGTCTGCTTCTTTGCCATCACTGCCTGTAATCTTACCGTTGTCCATCACCTGCAATAGGATTTGCGAAACATCTGGATGTGCTTTTTCAATCTCGTCAAGTAGTAATACACAATTAGGATGTTCCTGGACTCTATCAATAAGTTGTCCACTACCTTCGTCGTGTCCTACATAGCCTGGAGGAGAACCAATCAGTTTACTTACACTGTGCTTCTCTTGATATTCTGACATATCAAAACGTACAAGTTTAACACCTAGTTGTTCTGCAAGTTGTTTTGACAATTCAGTTTTACCAACACCTGTCGGACCCATAAACACAAAACTACCAATCGGCTTATTATCACTTTGTAAGCCTGCTTGTGCTACAAGAATCTTATCTACAAGCGAATCAATTGCTTCGTTTTGACCAAACACTGTAAGTTTTAGATTGTGATCGAGTTTAGCAAGATTGCTTGTTTCTTTTTGTGCAATATTCTCTGGCGGCAAGTTAACAAACTTAGCAAGTTCAAACTGTACTTGTTCTGCACCTACTACTTTTTCGTCAATGTTTCTTACTTTAAATCTACTACACGCAAGGTCAATTAAATCAATTGCCTTGTCAGGTAATTTACGATCTGTCATATATTTGATAGATAGTTTTACTGCTTCGTCAATTGCTTCATCTGTAATTGTAGCAACGTGATGATCTTCGTAATACTTTTTAATGCCACGCAAAATATCTTTTGTCACTTCTGCACTAGGCTCTTCAACAGTAACACGTTGGAATCGACGCATCAACGCACGATCCTTTTCAAAGAACTTGCGATACTCTTCCCAAGTAGTCGAAGCAACAACTTTGATGTTGCCTTTTCCTAGTGCTGGTTTCAACATATTAGCAAGATCGCCTGCACTGTCTTTGCCGCCTGCACCTGCACCATTCATCATGTGTGCTTCGTCAATGAATACAACTACTTTACCTTTTTTCTTAATGCCTGCCATTACAAGTTTAAAACGTTCTTCAAAGTCACCACGGTATTTACTACCAGCAATCATTGCACCAATATCTAGATTATAAACTGTATATTCTTTTAAGAAGTTAGGAACGTTATCGTTTACAATGTTATATGCTAGTCCTTCTGCAATAGCAGTTTTACCAACACCCGGATCACCTACAAGAAGAACGTTAGACTTGTTTCGTCTGCCTAAACTTAATGCTAAAGATTCTAGCACATCTTCTCGACCAATTACCGGATCTACTTTATTCTTTTTAACTTCACTGTTGAGATCAGTACCAAACTGGCGTAGTGCTTTTTGTCCAGCACTTGCTAGTTCAGGATCATCAATTTCTTCATCAAACGTTTCTAAATCTAATGCGTCTTTATCAACGCCTGCTTTTGTAAGTTCGTAAACAGACCAACTTTTCTTTTCTGTTAACAAACTCATGAATACATCTACGATTTCAATAGTATTACGACCACCAAACAATACTTGTGCAAATGCTCTATTTAATACACGCTCAACAGCTTGTGTTTTCTTAGGCTTAAACTTAGTAATCTCAGCAGGTAGTGTAATATCCTCTAGTTTTGTTTTTAGATAATGCTCAAGATTCTTTTTAATTAGTTCGTGATCAATATCTCTTTTTTCTAAAAATGAAACAAGATCGTTATGGCAAAGCATAGCAAAGAGCATATGTTCTAGAGTAATATACTCGTGTCGTAGTTTTTTCGCATCTTCAATTGATTTATCGAAAACGTCTTGCAAGTTTTTAGATGGTTCTACCATTAATGTTTCCTCTTATTAATATTGTTTGTATAATAGCATATATTGTATTTAAAGTCAAATTAAAGTTTACCAATAGTTATCGATTACATTTGTTATAGCCTTAGGTATGTCTTTAGGAATAACACCTTTAATTTGTACGAAAAAGTCTCCATTTTTACGTTGTCTTCTACTAGGTAATCCATGCCCTTTTATTTTTAACTTTGTGCCTGGTTGTGTGCCTGGCGGTACATGTAATTTAATTCTGCGTCCATCTGGTATTTCTATTTCTAAATCTATGCCTTTAATCAAATCAAAAACTGCTACTTGTTTAGTACATTCTACATTAAAGCCGTCCGAGGAATATCTAGGATGCTTTAAAATTTGTACTTGAACATGCAAGTCTCCAGGTGGCAGTCCTCTAATACTGTTGTCGCCCATTCCTACAAATCTAATAACATCTCCGTGACTTACACCTTGTGGAATATCAATACTAACTGTTTGTTGTTGTCCAGAAGGTAACTGATAGTTTGCAACTAAACTTTTACCTTTATACACATCTTCTAACATAATATCCACACCAATAGTTATAGTTCTATTTTGTGGTCTTCTGTTGCCGAACATATTTCCAAATATATCTTCGAATCCGCCCATGCCTGAATGGAATTGAAATTGTGTCTGTGGATTATCGTATTCTGCTCTTTTTTGAGGATTGCTTAGATGCTGGTATGCTTCATTTATTCGCTTAAATTCTTCTTCGTCACCGCCCCTGTCAGGATGGTGCTTCATACTTTTTGCTTTGTATGCTTTTTTAATTTCTGTGTCTGAAGCGTTTTTACTAACACCTAAAATAGAATAATAGTCCATACAACTACTTATCGTATGGACTATTGTGTTTAGCTAGTAGTGATTACTTCTTTTTAGCACTAAATGCCTGACCACCAAAGAATGCCGCTACGATTGCCGCAACTGACACAAAGTATGTGGCTGCCATATCACCTAAGATATTAGCCGCACTATCTAGTGTTAGTAACACTGCTAGTACAACAGCAAATGGATATAGTAGCATACCGAATAGAGCAAACCAAGCCATATTGCGTTGTGCATCACGCATTGCATCTGCATCTTCTAGTTCTTTGCGTTTGAACTCGAGATACATCTTTTCTTCTGCTTCGCTTACTTTACCGTCACCATTTGTATCTGCTGGATGATGACCTGATGCTTTGATATCTTCTTCTGACATTATTCTTTCCCCTCTTTAATGCATTTTACATAACCACCTATACTGTGATCAGAAAAACTGTCAATTTTGCCCTGCTTTAAACCAAACCATATACCACGGAATCTATCTTTGACTCTTTGCCATCCTGTTGGTTGTCTTAGTTTGCCATAAGCATTAATATAGTGTTCTTCGCCGTCGTGTACATATCCCATAATTTTAAGTGGAACACGAGTTACAATATCATTATTATTTACCCAACGATGATGTGTTACACCTAGGCTGTTGCAATAGCCTCTCCAGCCTACTCTTGGAGAACCGTATGTATAAAGTTCTTCTACAGGAGCAATACCTTCGTATAAATGACAGCGACTTGCCATAATAGTTGCCATAGCCGCCCCTAGTGAATGTCCACAAAACCAAATCTTTTTATTTTGATTGCGTGTTCTTTGTAAATCTTCTAACACCATTGGCCATAGTTCATCTACTTCTGCCTTAAAGCCTCTGTGTACCCTGCTAACAGTTTCAGCCATTACAGGTAGTGCTTTAAGGTCTGCACTGATGTCGTTAAATTGTGTAGGTTGTGTTCCCCTACACGCAATTACTAAATCGTTTTTGTTCATAAAGCGGTATGCTTGAGCACCATCTTTATCATAAAATTCTGTTGTTGTAAATCCTAACTTTTTTGCTTCCTTGGCTGCCTCTTTCTCGCCCATATAAGCAATTTCTGATAACTGTGCAAACAACACACTCTTATCTAAAAAACTTAGTTCGCTAATCATTTTTTGCCCTCCAGCTTTTTAATACGTTCCTCTAATTCATCAATTTTTTTAGTTACATACGGATACTTTTTACGCCATGCATCCGTGGGCTGTTCAAACCATGTCCAGCCATAACGTTCAACTAAAAAATCTAAAAATTGGTCTAGTTTAGCATAGCACCAAAGTCCTGCTCTTGTGTCTTTAAAATATGCTAAAAATGCGGCTCCAAGAAGTGAGCCAAGAATTGCTGTGTATATCCACAGTGTGTCGTCCAACAGACGGTCGAATAAATCCATAGTTAGCCCTCACGCTTTATTAACTATGTGTATTTATTATTTTTCGGTAGGAGTTTCTTCTTGAGGCTTTACTGCTTCTTCATAGTATACAATGATTTCTTTTTGTTGTTCAATGTATCTACGGAGTTCAGCAAAGTTTAAGGATAGGTTTTCGTAGTCTTTAACACTAATTGCAATCCAAGCAGTTTTACCATTCTTTGCTTGAAACTCTTTAACAAATTCTTCGTAGTTCTCTTCTGTAACCACATAGATTTTAACATCGTTCAACTGTGCCTTTTTAGGGTGTGGAACGATTGGTACAACAGTTCGTTGTACGTCAGTTACTGTTACTATCTGTGGTTCCGGAGTCAGTAGACTGCACCCTGTTGTTAGTGTTAGGGTCAGTAATAGACTCAAGATCATCCCAAAGTTCGTTAGTCGCACCTTGCATCCTCTGTTCTATTAAACCTGGTTTTTTAGTAGCCAAGTGTGTTAAATTGTGACGTTGCAAAGTAGCACGGAGCTCATCACCGTACTGCTCTGCTTTTTGTAAGTCACTCTGTAGTTGTCCGTTTAGTTCACCAATACGAACATTTTCTTCCTGCAATGTTTTTACACTGGCTTCTGCTGTTTGTACAGCAACTTCCATTTTAGCAACATTTGCACGAGCTGTTTCTAAATCGCTTTGTAGTTTTTGTACATACATATAACCGCCGCCGGCTATACCTAATGCTACAAGAACAAATGCAATTTTTAGTGAAGTAAACATAGTATATTATTTAGCCTAATAATTCACCTAGTGTTGCAGGTCCGGCAATACCGTCTGCTACTAAATCGTTAGCGGCTTGCCATTCTTTAAGAGCACGTTCTGTACCTGGGCCAAACACACCGTCTGCACCAATACCTAGTGCTTCTTGCATTAGTTTAACACCTTCGCCTCTAGCACCTTTGCGTAGAACACCAATCTCATCTAAATCAAATGAATCATCTTCGTCGTCATCTTCTTGATGATTTTCTACTTCTGCACCCATTGCTTTCAATGCTTCTTCCCAGTGATGAATACGATCTTCAAGACCGATGTAACCACCGTTGATTCGTTTTGTTAGAGTTTTAATATCTCCGCTATCTGCGTATTTGTTTAATCCGTTTGTGTCCCAATAGAACAATGCAGACTTAAGAGCTACTTCTTTATCTTCTGCAACAACGTCTGGATTCTCTAATACTTCAGGCAAGTCTGCCCACTCGGAGAATTTAGTGTAGTTAGCACGACCAGTTAATTGAATTGGTCCTCTTCCTCTAAATCTCCAACCATCGCCAGAATCAGTATCGCCATTATCCATGCGATTCGCATATACCACGTTTGCGATTTTTTCCGGCTGTCTGTGATATTCTTCTGCATCTCTTCCTGCCCTTACAAAATATTTCCCAAACACTGCATCAAGTGCTTTTGCACTATAGTTAAGATTTTCACTAAACACTCTCCATCCACCTGATTCGTGTCCACATTGTGCTAAGAAAGCGGCAATGCGTTGAGGTGTATCAATCTCGTATTCTGGAAATACTTCATTCATTGCATCAACCCAGCCTTCAGGGTCTTTGCATCGCGGGAACAGTTCTGAGAACTGGTCAGATGTTAACATAAGTCATTTTCCTTATCTGCCAAAAAATTGGTCTTATTCGTTAGGGTTTACCCAATCTGGTCTAGACGCAAGTACTTCAGGTCTAAACAAGATTTTGTCGCATTTAGAACAAGTATAAACGGTTTTAATTCCGCCTTCCTTTGCACTAAAAGTTTGGCGAGCCTTTTTTGGCTCATTGCAAGATGCAAAATCTTCGCATTCTTCTGTTTCACGTATTAAGCTCATTTGCTACTCCTATATTCTTTCCACTACAAGCATGTGATCGTTCTGTTCTAAAGTAATTTTTTTACCATATTTTGTAGGATTATAATCTCCTATAAATTTAGTAAGATAAATTACTTCGCCAAAGTCTTTAACGTTTAACTGCTCAGTTAACGTATTTATCACTTCATCCTTTTTACCAAAGTCTACGAACTTAAATCTTAAATTTTCAGCATACTTTTTTCTAAGTGTTAAAACATCGTCTAACATATCTACGTCTTCTACGTAACTGGTTGCAAAGAAATTTTTATAGTTTTCTGTTTGTACTTTAGAAGAAACCATTTCGTATTCTTCTTTAGTTTCAGGTACTTGTGCTTGTAAATTTTCGATTGTCGCTTCTTGACTTCTAAAGTTTTTATAATATCTAAATCTAAATGTATCTACTTTTGCAAGTTTACTTACACCGTCTAGCAGTTCTACAATGTTTTCACTGACGCCTTTTTCTCTTTGTAGTTCTACAAATACTTTATAGGTACCATCGCTTTGTTCGCCTGTAGTTTTATCGGCATCTAGTACAAATGGATATCCTTTTTCAATAAAGTTCATTAAGTCATCTGCTACATTGCCATCTAGGCAACTAAAACTAATAACAACTATATCTTGATCAGTTCCCATCTTACTTTTGAAACCGTCAATTTCGAAAAATTTACTAACTGTGTTTTTTAAATCATCTGCTTGAAGAGGCATCGTTTACTCCAAACCTAAATCTAAATCTGAATCTGGTGTTGCTTCGCTGGCTTGTGTTTCGGCTGTTTGTGCTTCTGCTTCAACATTGGGCTCAGCAGTTGTATCTGTAACTTGTTCTTTATAACCTGAATAGATGTCCATAATTAATTTTTTAGGCATTTGAATTTCAACAATCCAAATAGGGTTTCTATCTAGTTTGCCTTTTTTAGTACCAGGACGAATATCATCTGGCTTTTTAATTTTACGTGGTACAATAATAGAATCTTTTTTGTATGAAACTTTACAATCGTAATCTAGCAAACGCTTGCCTCCCATAGGGTCGGGCATTTTTTCTTTAGGCCACATAAAAGAGCATGTTACCCAGTGTCTACCAAGTTCTGGACCGGCTACTAACTCACCGTCTTTCCAGTTATCATAAACATATAAGTCAAGTTCATCTAGCACACGCTCAAAGTCTTTTAGCACTTGGAACTGTGTATCGCTATCATAAATGTTTTCAATGTTTTTTACGATGTCAATTGTGTCTATCATTCAAGGTACCTTTTGTTTAATATATTTATCTATTTGACAAGACAACGCAAAATTTTAAGTTGTAGTATTATATTGCTGTAACCTCGGTAAATACTTTAGTAATCCGCTAGAGAGATTACTATCCATAAAAGGAGAACTTAATGGGTGCAAAACGAGCTCGCAAGAGTAATAAAAATCAAAACTTTTATCAAAACGTAGTACAAATTAACAATTACCTTCCACAGAAAAAACAAGATGTAAAAATTATTCCAAGAAACAGACACCAAGAGGAATACACACTAAAACTTCTAGACAATTCTAAAAACATAGTGTTTGGTATCGGCCCTGCTGGTACTGGTAAAACTCTTATTGCTGTTCTTGCGGCAATTAAAGCATTTAAAGAAGGTGATGTAGATCGAATCGTAGTGACACGGCCAGCAGTATCTGTTGACGAGGATCTAGGATTTTTACCAGGAACGCTAGAACAGAAAATGGCTCCTTGGACAAGACCTATTTTTGATGTGTTAAGAGAGTACTTTTCTGCTAACGAGATAGAAGGTATGATTGCAGAAGGAGTGGTAGAAATTGCTCCACTTGCATACATGAGAGGAAGAACTTTCAAAAGGTCATTTATTATTGCAGATGAAATGCAAAATGCTACACCTAATCAAATGAAAATGCTTTTAACTAGATTAGGCGAAGAAAGTAAAATGGCCGTCACAGGAGACCTTGCTCAAGCAGATAGACTAAAAGACAATGGACTTATTGACTTTGTAAATCAACTGCAAGAAAAGGCTCACGAAACATCTCACTTAGATATTGTGGAATTTTATCATAAGGATATTGAACGCCACGAAGCAGTAAGTGAAGTATTAAAAATTTACGGGGATTATTAAAAAATAAGGAGTAGTTTTTGCTACTCCTTTTATTTTACAGCTCGTCTGCGAGCGGAAAGATCTCTGCGATAACCTTAGCACAGGCATGAGCAATTTCCATATGCTCTTTTTGTGTGCCGTTAGCACCACGTAGTTCGATGTAGTGAACCCAACTGCGTAGTGTACCATTCATGTATAGTCGTGTTTTAGTAAGTCCTTCTGGAAGTACTTTACGTGCTTGCTCTTTAGCAATGCCATTTGCTAATGCCCAGTCATAAACTTCCTTAGACATCCATAACACTCTACGTTGGTGCCTTTCCCATTCACGTTGTAATTCTACATTGTCTACTTCGATCGAGTTTTGTCTGTTCTTTTCGTCTTGTAGTCGTGCTTCTGAAATTTCAAACATATCGCCCATGTCTTCGGGGTTAGCATAACGTTGTGAAAATTCTTGGAAAGAGAACGAGCGGTGACGCACAATTTGATGAGCAATGTCACGAGTAGTATCAATTTCTAAACAAGCACTGACCATTTCTAATGGTGACCAGTGAGCGTGTTTAATTAGATACTTAATAAGTTTTTCACTAGTTTCTTTATTCATTTGATTGCTTGGGTTAGAGACCCTAGCACAGAACGCAATTAGCTCTTGTGCATTATGTAGTCCTTCTGCTTTAAACTCTTCTGAAGGTTGCGAGTAAGATACTAGTTTTACGTTCATATTTTTCTCCATTCTAATTCACGTTCATCCATACTTAAATTTAGATATAATGCAAAGTTTTCTATTGCTTCGTCGTGGCTGATAGTTGCAGGTTTTTCATATCCTATTTTTACAACATCCTTCCAATCATCTAAAATTTTCTTTGCTGTTTCTTTATCAATGTGCTTGTTAGCACCAATTGTTTTTTCAATTTGCATTAACCAGCATAACCAGTTTGCACCGCCAAAAAAGAATCCTTTTCCATCATTTGGTAATTTTTCTCCACGTTCGATTAATCCTTTATACCATTTATGTGCTTCGCACATTACATGATTTTCTTTTACATAATTCCAAAATGGAGTATCAAAGTCTGTGTATGCATAATGCATATTGATAAAGTCAATAGCATCTTCATATACTGCCATCATAATAGCATTAAACATATTCACGTCTGCTTGATTGTACCACTTCTGCCTAATACGTGCGGCCAATTCGTAAATTGATGTTGTAATGCCTGCAAGGCCTGTACTTTCTAACGGTTCAATAAATCCTGCACTTAGTCCGATAGCAACTACATTGCCTTCCCACATATTTTTATTGTAGTAAGGAGTCCAATCAATTAGTTTACAATCTTCTGGACTAATTCTGTTATCCCAATATTCGCAAAAATAACGTTTTGCTTCTTCGGGATCTGTTACACTGCGATTAAAAACTAAGCCAGAACCAATACGCTCTTGAACAGGAATATTCCAAACCCAGCCGTGATCAACTGCTTCGCTTACAACGTAAGGATGTCTTTCTCTATTAATATCTTTATAAGGAACACGGCCAGCTACTGCTGTGTCGCAGAATAATCTTCCTTTTAAATCTACACGATCTGGATTCTGTTGTAGTAGTTGTCTAAATCCTGTACAGTCTACAAACAAATCTCCTGAAATATTTCGTCCGTTTTTCAAGTCAATACTTGTAATAAACCCGTCGTTGGAACGATTAATATTAATCATTTCGCTTTTAATAATAGTAATTTTACCTTCTAGTTGCTTTTGCATCCAAACAACAAGTTTACTAGCATCAACATGCTGTGCATAAGATTGCAAGTTTTGTGTATCAACTCTATTTTCTACACTAATATTAAAAAATGCACCCAGCTCTTGAAAACCTTCGTCCTGATAATGAGTCCATGCTTCATACATTGAACTATCGTATTCTGGATATTCTTTGTTTAGTAAAAAAGGATGCCAAACTAGATTATCCTTTTTACCCCAGTTTGGAAAAAGTATGCCTGATTTATGTGTAGCACCTACTTCGTTAAACCACTCATCTGTTTTAAAGCCGCAACGTTTTAAAAACTTATCAAAAAACAATAATGTGCCTTCGCCGACGCCTACTGGACTTCCGACTTCTTTATCTACAAGTGTAACATTAACATCTAAGTTACGTGCTAAAAACGCCGCACTAAACCATGCACTTGTGCCACCTCCTACAATTACTATATCATTTACTTCTCTAAACATTATTATCTCTCAAAATAGGGTGATCAAAAACAGTTAAATTAACTGCTACTGTACATCTTAATTTATCGCTTTCTTGTTGTTTCACATAGTGATTTAAGTAAGGAGGGAACCAAATAATTTCTCCTTCTTTTGCTCTTAGAGCAACATCTAAATCATTACAATAACTAGGTAGGTCAGCGTGGTTCATTGTAGGCCAAGTAGATCTAATGAGGGCCGCCTGTGGGTTTGTAAAATTAGTTGTTTGGTGTTCGTCGTCTAGCAGTACATAATGCACTCCGCTCCATGTAATTTGTAAAGGACCGCCTACATGATCGTGCATATGTTGCCAACCGCCTTTGCGACTAAAATTGTACCATGTATCTAAGTTAACATGCCAATTAACATTTTCACTAAACCCAAGATCTTGTAACAGTTCTAATATGTTATCTTGATACAACGGATTGACAAAACTAGGATCTAACGAGTTAGATTTATCTTCATAGTCTGTATATACTTCTGTACCAATTAGATTTGTTTCAAAGTCATCACCTGGATAAACTTCATCCATTAGATACTTTTTAATTTTATCGTGGTTCTTTACTGTTTGTTTAACAATAGGAACTTGAAACAATCCTATTTTTTCGCCCATTAATCTTCTCCGGGCTTATCACTGAAGTAGTTTTCTAATTTGTCAGGTACTCCGTCAAATTCTTCCCACTCTGGCAATGGGTCTTTTTTAATTGTAATGTTTGGCCATTCGTTTGAATATTTTAAATTTAGTAGTTCCCACTTTTCTCTTTCACCGTCTTCCAATGCATTGTCTGGAAGGATAGCATCGGCAGGACATTCGGGCTCGCATACGCCACAATCAATACATTCGTCTGGATTGATTACAAGCATATTTTCGCCTTCGTAAAAACAGTCTACTGGGCAAACTTCAACACAGTCTGTATGCTTACATTTAATACAGTTGTCTGTAACATAATATGGCATTATAACCTCGCTAATCTAATTAGTACTGCGGCTAAGTTAATCTCCGGATCTACAACTAGTGTGTGATCAACTAGGCCTTGTTTAATAATTAGCACCGCTTGGTCTGGATCCGGAAACAATTCGATATTGTCATACAACCAACGATACACTTCTTCCATTTCTTCTGGACGAATAGCACCACAAAGTAATTTACGTGCTTCTTGAATCTTACCTGCTTTGAACAGTTCAACCATGTCCAGCTTCCAGTCACTCTCGCCTGTATCACCTTCGTTAGGCTTATTCAACACACCATCAACACTATTCATTTGTACGGTGTTGATACACTTACGCAAATCTGGGTAGGTTGCTTTTACATAAGTGTCTAACGTGTCCAAGTCCGGCGTAACACCTTCCGTAATGAGGATCTCTGCGACTCGAGCTGTAAACTCAGTTTGGTCAATCTTAGCAATATGGAAGCCTTGACAACGACTGTGAATAGCAGGAATAATCCTATTTGGATAGTTACAAGTAAGAATGAACCTAGCAGTAGTATGGTATTCTTCCATAACTCCGCGGAGTGCCGCTTGTGCGTTAGGTGAAAGATAGTCCGCCTCATCTAATAATACAACCTTGAAATCCCCAAATGGGATCATCTGTACGAAGTTTACAATCTTATCACGAACATCATCTACTGAGTTTGTTCGCGATGCGTTAATTTCTAATATGTCTAAATCGTTGACGTCTAACTCGTTGAATAACAGTTTTGCCAACGTTGTTTTTCCGATGCCAGCATTGCCTGAAAACAGTAAGTGCGGGATTGTTTTGTCTTTGATCCAAGTTTTTACCTGTGCTTTTTGTGCTTCATCACGAAATACGTAGCCGTCTACTGTTTTCGGACGATATTTTTCTACCCATAATTCTTTCATATCAAGAGAAACTCCTTATTATCATTATGTATTTTAACATAGTAACAATAAGGAGTCAAGTGTTTATTTAATAAATTGTGCCAATTCAGGTGCTTTCCAGCCTTCTGGCTTTAGTACCTTGCCGTCTTCGCGTTTGCGTACTTTGCCTGTGGTAGGATCAATCTTAGCAAAGTTGGTTTTCATAACTTCATTCCAGGCACCTTCTCCGTCCCATCCTGCTGTACGGATAGCACCCATAGTTACAACAAGAATATCAACAAGTGCATCAAGTTGCTCTACTTTGTCGCCTGCTTCTACTGCTTCTTGTAGTTCTTCGTATTCTTCTTTGATTAGATCAAGATACATTGTGTAGTTTGCACAATTAACTTCCTGATCACATGCTTCTTGAAATTTATTAATGTCTGAAAATGGATTTGTCATCTTGCTCCGAAGTCCTCCGGTTTTGCTTGTCCAGTATCGCCGGCACCTTCTTTATTACCCCAAAGCATATCTTCGGGTTTTTCATTATCCCATAAAAGAACACTTTCTGCTTCTACAAGACGCATAGTTACATACTCGCCGTTACCTTCTGTATCTACTTCAAAGCCTCGAGACCAACGCCCGTGTTCTACAAGAATCCAATCGCCAATATCGTACGGGTCATCATTATCTTTTCCTTTAGCAACTACTCGACCCCAGCGTGGTTTGATACCTCTATCCTTGCCGTCATCTGAAGTAATAATAATACCTCCACTAGTAGTTCGTTCACCAAAGTGCATGTCCGAACAAATAACTCTATTACCTAGTGGTGTTATTTTTTTTGCGGTAACTTTGGTAGGCAATCCTCCGCCACCTTGATTTGCCGCTATTGCATCATAGTTTAACATTAACTATCCTTCTGTACAAAATTTCCGTCTTCGTCCTCTACCCATTCTGGTTCTGCTTGGGCCTTTTCAACTGCTTCAACTTTTTTCTGAGCTCTTGTTTTAGGAACTTCGTCAACTACTGGTTCTTGAACAGGCTCTTTTTTTGTTGGAACTTGATCAGGAACAGTTTCGACTTGATCAGCGTAGTATTCTTTCATTACATCTTCACGCTTTTTAATAATCTTACCGCCTGGTCCTAATTCGTCACCACGTGCATTTACACGAGCATTACCAACCGCAGGAGTAAGTTCGTTTCTTTGTCTAAGCAAATCCATGTCAATTGCTTTGCCTTGCATGGTTTTATATTGCTTTCGACCTACTTGTTTCATTGGCATAATTTTTCTCCTATTATATACGTATTTATCGAAGGAACTCTCGCCAATCCAGGTCATATTGGATTGAATCAATACGATGTACACCTATCAAATACAGCACATAACTTGCTACACTTGATCCACGTCCTACACCCCATACAATGTTGTTCTCACGCATAAAGTCCACAAGATATATCATATACTGTAAGAGCGGCATCATACCTCTACCTTCAAACTCTGCAAGTTCTTCCGCACATCTAGCAGTTTCTTCTTGCGTAGTGCATTTTGTTAGAATATAGTTGTGTACGTTTAGTGTTTTATATTCTTCAGGCATAAACCATTCACTTTGGCATACACCGTCAAAAGTCTTTTGATCTACATCTAGCGGAATATATTTTTGTAGTTTGTCAAAGCCTTGTTCTTCCATAGCGGCATTGAACTTGTCTACATCATCACTTGGGTTACACAACACCACATGAACTTTATCCGCATGACCACTATAGATCATATCGATAAGGTCTCGATTAGAGAATCGTGGAATACCTAGTTCGTCTGTTTTCATAATCATACATGTATTTTAACTGATATTGATCAGATTGTCAAGCTCTGAATTAGGATCTTGGTTAATTTTTTGTTTGGCTAGTTGTGCTTCTAGTTCAGATTTGTAAATTTCAATGAAAGTAGAGATTTGTTCTTGAACTTGTGGATTGTGTGACATCCAGAATTTTTTAGTTAGGTCGTGTATTTTTTCTTCAAGTTGAGGAACAGTAAGTTCCTCGTCCATTTTATGTAACGGATGAATGGCCATTTATTCGTACACACCCTTATATTCTGCAAATACTGTAGACCCGTCAATTGTAAAGAAATCAATAACTGTGTAGTTTGTATCTGAAGCAATAACAGTTGTTTCATCTTGAGATGGCCAAGCACTGTCTTTTTTAATTGCACCACCGCCTGATACTGCCCAAGTAATAGTTCTTGAACTGCCGTCGTTTAAAATCATAACACGAATCTTTTGATACTTTCCTGATGTTGAAGGAAGATCACTTAGTGTTAGTGTCATCGCCGCGGCAACAGTAAATGTTTGAACGTGTCCATTTTCAAAACTTACGTTTTGCCCTGAAGTAATAGTACCTCCTGGAAATACTGTTTCAACATTGTTAATAAAGTCTGCTCCAGAAATTTGGTTTCCTAAGAAGTTGTTGTCAACATCTAGCCTTGCAGTGTTGTCCATGAGATCTTCAATCTCTGCTTTTGCTTCTACAAAGTTAGTTTTAATTGTACCAAAGTTATCTCTAAAGCCTTGCGAATCGTTATCCTGTCCTGCAACAGGAAAATCTGAATCAATGCTTGTAGTATTAATATCGCTGTTTTGTGGTCTTGCCATTTTTTATCTCCATTGTATTTATCGGCATTAAACGTTGTACTGATAGTTTGCGAACAACAAATACTGCTCGTTACTGTTTCCTTTAGTACTATCTATTACATATCTATCTATATCAAAGTGTAGATCTTTAAAATCAAAACTGTTATTTTTAATATTTAATAATACAGTATCTGATGTACCTGGTTTACAATATGCAAGAGGAACACCTGTTACATATCCTAATTGTCCTTGCCCTAATGACTGCTGTGTTAACATCCACAAAGGTAAAAACTCGTTTTCAGTTTGGCCAACACCTTTTATACGCTTTCTCATGTTAGTAATGTTTGATATATATCTTGAAATATCATTGCTGTCACTAACTTTGATCCCGGAGCTATCTGCTTTAATAGTATTGCCGTCGGGTCTAAATCTATAACTATCAGCATCGCCCTTGGTTATTGTTGCTGATGAAAGAACTGTGCTTCCGTCTGCACTGGTTATACTGATAGATCCAGGCGTCTGAACAAGTATAGGTCCGTTACGAGTAAACACATATAAGTCGTTATTTGTACTAAATGAATCTTTATCACCTGCTCTAGTAGAAATAGTAAATGTTCCTCTACCTGTACCTAGTCCTGAGTTATCGTCGATTTCTTCTAGTTGTATACTGTTAACTTTAATTTTTTTATCGTTATTAATAGTAAATGATGTCCTAGTTTTAGCATCGCTAGGATCTATAATTTCAACATATACTACTTCATAAACAATGTCATTAGATCCAGGTTGTTTTGCTATTGCTGTTTTAACTTCTCCAAATCTGTATGTTTTGCGTTTATGATTTAGACCAATAGCACCTACGTAGTTTTCAATTTCTTTAGTTTCAATACCTGCATATAATAACATATTCAATTCTGTTTGCACACCAAACTTCGGATCATTTGGCCTATAAATTAAACTTGGAGTGAATATGTTAGGGTTACTAATAAACGATCTAAATGAATTTCTTTGAGTTTGTGATAGCAACGGACGCATATTAATGTTACTATAAAGAACATCGTCTGGATCTATCGTACTTAAACTAAACTCTCTACTAATTGCACTATAACCAAATTGATCTTGAGCTAAAATAGTAAACTTGTATGTTCTATCAACAGTAGTATTTCCGCCGTCGAACGTTGTAGTCTTATTATCAAATACTGTTAAGCCGGGATTTTCGGCAGTACCAAACTGATTGATCTTACCAATAATTTCTCCGTCTGGACTTAAACGTAGTCCAGGAGCAAGTTTGCCGCCTGTTAAACTATAAAACAGTTTTCCATTAGGTACAGTTGTTGACGCATTAACAACTAATGTACTTGTAAAGTTTGCTCTTAGTGTTCCTAGGTTAGCAGGAGTGTTCCAACTAATCGTGCTATCTACTTCACCTAATAGTTTAACTGTGAATTGCTTTTTAGTGCTTGCAATATCAAAATCGTCTGCTGTTAACTGCAATGTAAAATGTGTGTTTTTAGGAATTGCAGTACCGTAATAAATTTTAGTACCTTGGGTAATGCTGTTGGCAATAGTTCCATTTAATTGAATATCACCATATACTTCGCCATCTACTGTTACAATAGTCATTCCTGTCATTTTATGCTCAGTAATACCATCGTACCATATGCCTTCTATTGTAGTAGTAACCGGATCTTTAACCCTAATAGTGTTAGACCCTGCGGCAGTTGCTTCTGCTACAAAGAATTGATTGCTAATTAATGGCTCAGCCATTGTTAGTGTATCGTATTCTTCGCTTTGTGTAAATTCTGTTACAGCACCGTAGTTTGTGTTTAATGTGCTTAGTCTTGTAATTTTTTGTAGTGTGTCAATATTACGAATTTTTAACTTAATATCAACAAACTTAGTACCTGCAAGAATTGCCGTATCTTCTTCCCATAGATCAAACTCAATGACTTCATAGTCTGTGTCTGCTATTTGTCTAACAGCATTAATAGTAAAGTTGTACTCTCTAGTAACTGCTGGCTGATAAGGTACACGACCTGTAATTTCGCCTGTGATTGTATCTAGTTCTAGTCCTGGTGGCAATTCGCTCTTAGACCCGTCAATGTTTTCATCTTCTAGCACATAACTAATAACACCCACTAGCGTTGAAGGATCATACACATCAAGAAACAATGTTACATAGTTATCTGCTCTGCGGTAACCTAAATCCCCAGGAGTTAACCATACTGGATTTCTCAAGTATGTATTATCAGCAGTAAACAAGCCTGTACCAACCTGCATGATTGTGTTGTCAGTACGTAGGAAGTCATCACCGACTAAGAATATTCTAAATTTACGTTTGCTAATAGTTGTGCCATCACTAACACTTACAGTAAACTCATAGTATCTGTTTAACTTTTTAGGTGATCTAGTAGGAATAGCATAATCATAGAATGTAGTATCATAGAAGAAACTGTCATAACCACTATTACTTTTTACACCAAAGTCATATGGGAATTCGCCTAGTGGATTAGTATCGTAAAATCCTGTGTCTGCTCGTTTTTCTAGTGCTAGGATAGGATCTACAATTCCTTTAATATATCCGTCTTTGGTTAATGTTAGTCCTGGAGGTAGTTGTCCATCTCCGCTGGCAATCCAGAATTCTAAATTGCCTCCTGCAATAATATCTGGATCAATTACATCTAGTTTAAAGTCAATAATAGAACTGTCTAATATATAAAATGAATTGTTAGGACCGATTCCTAAAGGTCCTTCAGGTGTTGACCATCTCGGCTCGTCTTCGCCGCTGATTGTCATTGTAAATGTAATGTCTTTTTTAATAACACCTTTTTTTGCTCTTAGTACAAAGGTGCTTGTTGTTTCTCTTTCTACTTCAAACGGTGTTCCTACTACTGAATTATTTTCTAGTCTAAGTCCGCTTGGTAGTTTTCCTGATAGCAATGTTACGCTATCAACAGTAGGATCTACAGGTAATGAAACAGTTAACGTACGACCTTCGTCATAGGTTCCTAGGTTATGTCCTGTATTTACTGTCCATAAATTTGCCATTAAATGCTTCCAAAGTCAACTTCTGTAGTTTCTGGAGCAGTAACAGTTCCAAAATCAACATCCTGAGATAAAGCAAAGAATTCAAAAAAGTTTTCAGCAACTCCATCTAGTCTACCAAATTCAAATCCACTTGCAAAGTCTTGTAAGCCGTCAAAGTCTCTAATATCAATATTATGTACTGTTGTTTTAACATCGCCATTGCCTACAATATTAAATCCATTAGTATCTAAGTTAGCACCTAGTCTAGGATTAGCATCAGTGTTTAACACTGTATCAGCCGCGATTGTAACAACATTATTATTTACTGTTACAGTAGTGTTTGCACCACCGTTAATTGTTAGTGAATTGTTAGTTTGATTTAGATTACTATTTCCGCTATCGCCAAATAAACTAATTTCATTTAGTCCAGTTGCTGAACTTGTAATAGTAATAGCGTTGTTATCTGCATTTAGTGTTATACCTGCACCTGCCGCAATCTTCTTAAATTGCAGTTCAGTACCTACTAAACTTGAAAACACTCCTTCGCCCGAAGAGCCTAAGTTTGCCGCTGTTGTCGACTCTGTGCTTCTTACGTCTAGATCACTAAAGTTTGCATTTACCTTTAAAAACGCTTCTCTTAAATCATCACCAGTACCGTCGTTTGCAACATTACCTAAATTGATTAATTGTATAGCCATTATTTACTCCTGATATTGTATTTACCTGAAGCAGTATTTGTATAAGGTGTTGCTTTATTATATCTTGAAACTGCTACTCGTCTTGGACCGCCCATTGCGTCATTGGTATCGCCGTACCCTGTTAACGATCCTGCCTCCATCGTTTCCGAACTATCATTGTGTATCATTTTTCTTAGTTCTGCGGGGGTTAGCATTGGGTTAGCCTGTAAGTACAATGCTCCTATTCCGCACATTTGCGGACTAGCCATTGATGTACCTGAAATATTACATTGCCTAAAACTACTATTACCCCAATATGCCGCATCAGTAAATTTATTGCTTGTACTAGTGGCACTCATTATATTATGTCCAGCGGCATAAATGTCTACGCCTGGTCCTGTTGAACTAAAACTTACCTTGTTATCATTTGGACTAGTCTGTGCATTTAAACTTCCTACCATAAATGCCTGTTCGCTGTACGGAGAACTTCCTCTATGATAATAAAAACTTCCTCCGCTGTAGAATAAAAGATTGTTGTAATCATCACCGCCAGGAACATCTATTTTAAAACTATTATTTCCAGCGGCAATACAAACATGTACACCTTCGTCAATGAGTTCTTCAAGGTCAGTGTCTACTGAAGTTACTCTTACAGGTGCTCTATATGTAAAGCTGGAGTAATAAGGATACAATCCATAAGTATCTCTTAGATGTGCTCTATCTCCAAAACTAGCATCATTGCCACTATTATATGTTACACCTCTATAAATAAGATCAGTTGCTGTTCCATAGCCGGCACTATAACCCCAACTCATATTTACGATGGTAGGACGCTTTTTACCGGTAACTGGATCGAGCGGTTTGTTTCTATGCCAAAGTTTTATTACATCAAAGCAACTACTTATAGGAATACCAGTTCCGCTATCTCCTGAACCTTCTAAGCCTCCAACTTTTACACTGTATACTCTTGCGTTTTTTGCCCAGCCGAACCATTTACCTGCGGCTGTTCCTGCACAATGGGTTCCGTGTCCGTCTAGGTCTCTATAATGGTTAACACTTTGTGTTCCGCTTAGTCCACTAGCATCGTACCAGTCAATTAATTGTACTCGGCTGTTTCCATTTGCATCTGTGAATTCAGGATGATCAACTTGTAAGCCGCTATCCTGAATTACAACATCTACTCCTGTGCCGTCAAGGTTATAAGAATATCTTTCTACTAATTGTGTAATATAACTCTCAGTTTCGGTGGTTATGCTATGTCGCCTTTTGCCCCAATCTAACCATTTGCCACTTTCAGAAGTTCCTTTATAAAAAGGATGATTAAAAGCAGTATTAAATCCAATTTCTAAATTATCATCTTGATCTGGTGGAATAGCAACGTCTAATACTCTGTTATCATTTTTTAGAGCATCTGCTTCTGCATCTGTTAATGCATAGTGAGTATTACGTGCAGACCCTGGACGAGCATCTGCTACATCAACCGAACGTCCTGGAATATCTCCAGCACCTGTTGTAGCAATCATTTCCTGATTAAACGCATCGTAGTCTACACCTTTTTTAAGTGTTACAATATATTCACGTTCGCTCATAAACGCTCCTTAGTGTAGGTCAACCCAAGCACCATTTGCATAGCCTTGGAATTTGTTTGTAGTTGTGTTGTAAATCACATCTCCGTTTGTTGCACTTAATGCATCTCTATCTGTACTTGTAAAACTTGCAAGGTTTAGAGGACTCTTGTTAATTGTAACTCTGTCAGTTGCACTTAGGTTAATGCTTGAGTTACTTTCAATAGTCGGTGTACCTGTTGCAGTTGTTACTATGTTTTCAGCATAGAGTGTATTGTTAACTGTTAGATTGTTTTCAACAGTTAAATCACTGCTTGTTGTAACTGCTGGAGTAATTGTAATGCCACTTGAATCATCTGTGTCAATAGTACCACTACTAAATGTAAAGTTACCAATGCTGTCCCCGCCATCTGCAAATGTAAAGTTGCCTGCTCCGTCAGTTGTTAACACTTGTCCGTTTGTGCCATCACTGATGCCTAGGTCGGTTAATGCACTTGGAATAGTAGGAGTTCCTGTTAAGTCTCCATATGCACCTGATGTTGCTACTGTTGCAAATGTAGGTTTACCTGTAATATCTGCCCATGCCGCTGTAGCACTTACGTTTGTTAAATTAGATCCATCGCCATGGAAGTTGTTAGCATATACATTGTTCCATTTGTTAGAAGTAGATCCTAAATCACTTGTATTAGCAGTTGCACTTGTTAGTGTGCCTGTGCTAAATGGTTGTGTAGTTGAGCTACCTGCTGTAATAACTTGATCTAAATCAATGTTTGTTAAGTTGCTACCATCACCGTAAAGTGTAGTTGCTTTAAATGTCCCGTCAATGTCTAAATTGTATTGTGGTGCAGTTTTAAAAATACCCACTCTGCTTGTGCTAATGTCTACGTAAATTGCTGGTTGCACACCGTTTGAATTACGAGCATATAATGCAAGGTCGTTGTTTAATGTATCGCTGATAATTTTAGCAATACCTGCTTCTATTTTAAATACTGCATCGTCATCTTGGCCAATGGTTACTCCGCCGTCGTTGGTTACACTTAATGCACCAGTTAGTGTTACACTTCCTAGTCTGCTTACTGCATCAGTAATACCGTAACCTGCAAGTGTAGTAGGTGTTCCTGTTAAACTTCCCCAGTCGCCATCAAAGATTGTAGGACGATTTGATAAGTTGTTATAGTTAAGATAATATGCACTGTCTTGGCCATCAAGTGTATCAGCATCAAGCCCAGCACCGCCTTCTGTAATATCAGCGGCCGGTGCCCAGTTTGTTCCGTTCCATTTTAAAACTTGTCCAGTTGTTGGTGGAGTGCTTGTAGTATCTACGTCTGCTAAATCATCAATGTCTACTACTAAGTTAGGTCTGTCTGTAAGACTAGTGTAACTACCTGTAGTAGCAACACTTGCTAGATTAGGAGTTCCTACTACTTCTGTATAATTAATAAATCCGTTAACAAAGCTCTGTGTGTTGCCCTGCCATTTTAGTGTTTGATTGGTGCTAGGAGTTGTAAGTGTAACATCGCTAAGGTCTTCAATTTCGCCTGCTTGGCCGCCACCTCCGCCTGTATTAGTAATTGATAATGTGCCTGCATCATCGTCGTATACTAAATCAATACCTACTCCTTCTGTAAGCATTGCCGCAACAACATCTTGCACTCTTTCTGCTGTGTGATATAAATTTGTAGTGCCTTCCGGCAACTCGTCAGTATCCTGTGCAACTACACTAGGCTTGTCAGTTAAGTCATTCCAACTTCCGCTAAACGGATTGTAAGTAACTCCTGCAAGTGTTAATCCAGTTGCTTGAATAGTTCCTGCATTAACTATTCCAGAACCTTGTAAATTTAAGTTATCACCAACGGGCAACTCTTTAAGTTTATTACCGTCATCAATATCAAGTATTAGCGGAAATCTATTAGCCATAATTATGTCCTTACACTCTTCCTACCACAACTTCAATTACGCCATGGCCTAAATCATCTTTGTTTTCTAAAGCCTTACCAATAACAGTACCAACTGCCGGGTTATTGTCTACCATACCGTGCCCCGGAATAGCACTTGTTACAATTAAGTCTCCCTTATTAACTTTACCAATTACTTTAACTGGTACCCTACCTTGTAATGCTAATGCAACAACATTATCGCCTTGCAAGTGCGAGTTCATTAAGTGTGCTGGATTAGTTGAAACTACTCCTGCTACCCTTCTATCACCTTTTGCAGTTCCTTGTGTTACTTCTGCATCACCGCCAAATACTAGTACAGTGCCTGCTTCATAAGATTCATCTGCAAGATAGTTCTCCGCCAAGTCAGCGTATCTAGCACTTGTTGATTCACCGTATAGTACACCAAAACTATTTGTGCTTGAACCAATGTCATATGATCCGTCACCATATGGAACCATCTTGTTTTGTTCAAATGTTACTGCTGGTTCGTTGTTGTTTGCAACAATAGCAACTTCACCTGCATTACTAAAACCAGTACCTGCACCAATAGCAATACCTGTACCGTTAGCATCTTTCTCACCTGGTGCTTCAATGAATGATGCATAAATCCAGTCAACACCTAGTCTTGATTGGTTAAGAGTGCTGTCACTGTTACTACCAAAACTTGAGTTCTTTTGGTGTGTTGAAGGTGTAACGCCTACACTGCCAATATCAATTGAACCTGCAAATGTTGTAGTTGTGTTACTTGGAATAGTACCAACTGATGTAAACACACTTGCACCACCTGGAGTATTCATTGTTAGTGTGTTTGCTGATTGGTCTAAAATATCATAACCATCAATCTTAAGTTTTTGTGCGTCAATTGCACCATTTGCATCTGTCTTAACAATGCTGTTAGCAATACCAGATGTAGTAAATGTACCTCCTGTATCAACAACAGTTGAGAACGGAATAGCCGCAGTATCTCCAGCACCGGCTTGTGTTCTACCAATTACATAGTTTTGTGGAATATCATACAGTTCACTAGGAGTAACACCTCTTGGTTTGATTCCAACAAATCCGCTAGTAGCATCAAAGTGTAAACTATTAAATGCCGCAACACCCAGGTCACTTTGTGAAATGCCTACTGCATCTGCTCTAGTAGTTGCCGCATTCATTGCGAGTTTACTTTGTGCAATACCTGCACTTGCACTTACATCACCGTTTTCGATAGCACCTGATGTGATACTGAATGTAGCAACATTTCCTGAAACACTAATTCCAATATCACCTGCTGGTGTAGCATTGTCGTATGTTGTACCGTCAAATACTAATATGTCATTAGTTGCTCTATTAGTTTTATTAATACCAATTGCTTCTGTACCAAATGGTGTACGAGTATCTACATAGCTCTTGGTTGCCGCATCTTGTCCTTGTCCGTCTCTAGGATCACTTAGATTATAAATTACGTTACTGCCGGCATTAAGGTTACCCTTCATACTAGTTGAACCATCACGAGCAAGAGCACCTGGACCTAACTGTCTATCAAGTCCTACAACAGTACCATCACGTTGGAAGTGTAAGCGTCTGTTAAGGAATTCGTCAACTGCATATTCTGTTGGTACTGCTTGTGGATCAGCATCACTTAATAAGTCATCGTTTGAGAATTCTGAAATTCTAACGCCTCGTCTAAATCCTAAACCGTCTAAGTTTGAAATAGCAATACTTGCCGCAAATGTAACAGTACCTGTACCTTGGTCAACTTCAAAGAACTTACCTACTCTAAAGTAACCGTCTTGGTCAGTTGACACCCAGAACACACGACCCTTACCACGTTCCTCAACTTCAGCAGCCTGCGAAGGTGTTTTAGTCGGTGGTCCGTAAATAACGCCTGGATAGTTAGATTGGTTAAACCCGCCTGAACCGATATCATTAAAGTCGTGGCCATTTGCTCTTAGTGTTGAAATACTAACAGTAATACTTGCAGTTTCGTTATCTTGCAAGCCTAGTGAAATAGTTCTTTGATTTCCGCCTGCAAGTCTCATTGAACTTACAAGACCTAGTCCAGTTGCTGGAACGTTAATATCACTGTTTGGATGGTCAGCAATAACAACAGTAGCATACTCATAGTCGCCGTTGCCAGCATCTGTTCTTTCAGTATAGTTTGTTACACGATGCGATTTACCATCATGTGTAAAGATCATATCTTCGTTGTTAATACGATCAATATCATCCTGACTTTGAATTCTGCTAATAGCAAGCACTCTGTCTCCAGCAGTTCCGCCCATTGTTGTACCACTACCTGCAAAGTCACTTCTTGCCGCATAAGTATCATCTAACAAAATATTCAAGAAATCAAATCCGGAATCAAATACAATCTGTGCCTGATCCGCAGGAAGTGCGGATAAATCCGAGTCTTGGTTGTTAAACGAAATAGTTCTGTAAACTTGTCCTTCTTGTTCATTAAAGATAATAGCAGTCGAAGGTCTAATTGTTGTTGCAGGTTCAACACTGTCAAACAAGAAGTTCTTGTTCATTCTAATTGATGCAATATCACCGTCTGCTAGGTTTTCTGCAATACCGTCATCGCCGCCTATTGTTAATCTGTATACAGGTAATCCTGTACCTTTTGCTCCACTACCGGTAATACCGCTTACAACACTTACGTTAGTAATTTCATAAGTAACAACGCTATCTGCGTTAAGAACATCTAGTAAACTATTATTGTATGGAGGATATGCACAGTCTGTTACATATATTGATGTTGCACCTGCATTTGCATAGTATTGTCCATCTTCATAGATTTTAACAGGTTGTGTCATATCACGAAGCAATGTAACTGTATCTACTTCTTCGTTAGGATCTGATCCTGCTGACACAAGTCCGTAGTTACCATTTGAGTTGGAGCAGTTTAATGCTCTAATAATACTACCGTTATTTGCAACAAACGCCGCATGACAATAGTATGTAAATGTTGATACTTGTTCACTTAATGCACCATTGTTTACAAACAAGCCATAACCTAGGTCGTTTACCTGTGTATAGTCATTCGCAAGCATTGATCTGTTACCAGCCGTTTGTGTGAAAATATCTACTGGTGTTGTAATAGTATCGCTGTATCCGTTGCCTTCGTTGCTTAGTGTATTAAGCAATAGTTTTGCTGTACCTGTTTCTCCGTCATATTCTGAAATAGCATCAACTTGATAGCGTGTTCCGTTAATAAAGAACGGACATGGAGTTTGTGGTTTTCTAATACGCAAACCTTGACCAACTGGAGAACTAACATTAAGAATAAAGTTGTTGTCTTTGCTATCAATTTGCATACGCAAGTTGCCGCTAAATGCATCAATATACATACCACCTCTAAATGCTTGCTTGTTCGCTGATTGAGAGAATGAACCACAAACCTGCATGTATGGTGATTTAATAAGAATCTGCCCATCTGGGTCTAATACTTGTGCAAAGCCGCCGTGTCCTTGGAAAGTCATATTTGCTAAACGTGTAGCATCATTCATTAAGAATACATCAATGTCTTTGTTGTTAAGAGGTGTACTATCTTCGTCTGTAGGATCAGTTAGATAGTGATAACCATAATTTACAGTGTCGTAGATGTGCCAACTTCCTGCTGGAATATCATTAAAGTTATCCAATGTATCTGTAGTAAGGGTCATTTTAAATGATGTGCCATTTACATCTGATTCTGTAATGTAGCCTTTAGCACCTGTATCCGAAACAAACCATTTGTTTGCCCAACTTTCTGCGGAAAGATTATCTGCTGGAGTACAAATAATTTCCTCGCCAGGTGAACTGGTTCCAGATAAACTTAGAATTTGATTTGATGCTAGATCGCTGCCAATTTCTGTCGTACATGCTAGATTGTCAATAAGTGAATCTCTATAGAAATAGGTTTTTATCCATCTTGACTGAGAAATTCTGTCTGCTGGTCTAATAATACAGCGTCTAAAGTCTGAGCCTTTAATACTTACGTTAGCAGGAACTTTAATTGGATAGTCTTCGTAGTAAATACCTGTTTCTACATGAATACAAACTTGTGCAGTTCTTGTAAAGTTACCATATTCTAATTCTTCACCAAGTATAAATTCTCTCGGTTCTTGTAGCACAACAGTTACTCTATCAAAACTTGCACCGCCATTATCAGCACCACTGGTATATGTTACAATGCGTCCCATTGCACCGGATATTTTACCTCTAATAATCTTACCAGGTAAAATGTCAACGTTTGTATTAATACCTTGGTCTACACTATCTTCACTTCCGTTTGTAAATTCGACAGTATAAGTTGAACCTTCAACAAGTTTTGGTTTACTGTTAATGCCGTTTTCAATAATAGTTTTTGTAATATCAAATTTAGCACTAATACTGTTTCTTACAGTTAATGAAGGCTGTGCAACACTTGCTGGAATTTGCTGTTGTATAAGTGTTTGCCTTGCTGTTATGCTATTCTTTAATACAATTTGAGATACAAGTGTTTGTGTATATGAAATACTGTCAAGTGTTTGTGTACCTTGTGTAATTCTAGCCTTAGCCGCACTAGGTGATTGATAATATCTTACACCTGATTGTATTGCGTGGAAGTTTGCGTTTGTTCCGTTTTTAATGTCAATTACTAGTCCATCTAGAATTAAGCCAATATCTCTTTCACAAGTTTTATTAGACTTATCAGGATGCTCTGGCTCTGGCATAGCATTTAAGCCTTGCTGTAACACATCTGTTAGTATTGCAAATAATTCTGTAACTCTTGCTGAAACTCCGCTTTCTACAGTTTCAGTAAAAATTCTTTGTGTTGTAACAATAGGATCTTGTATTGGTGTTAGAGCAACGTTTGCTAAGATATAATTTCTAATAGTATCTCTAGCATAGTTTAATGATGCAACAGTTTGATCTACTTGTCCATAAACTCTGTTAGCACCGTTTGACCAATAAGACTTAGCATGGCGTCTTGTTTCAAGGTTGCCACCTTTGCCTAAGTCGTTAATCATTGCATCTACAATTTTAACTGTATCACGTCTACACTTAGCATTGTCATAACTAAATGCATTCCAAATACCACTGCCTCCTGCGTTTGCAATTTGATCGTTAATCCAAGCAATTACTTCGTCAGCAATAAATTCTTTGTTTTCGTGTAGCATTGCTTCAGCATTAGGATTAATAACGCTTGTATCGGCATATTCGAGATCTGGATAAGTTTCGTTAATGTACTCTAATACTTCTTTCTGGATAAACTTTTTGTTAAGATTAATAAGTTCTACTGCTGTGTTAGCATCAGTATTAGGTGTTGTAACTTCAATAGTGCTTGTTATTGAATTACTACTTCCTTGGTCGTATGTAATTGTTTGAATGTATGCACCTGGCTCTAAAGGACTTGATTCAACAAGCTCTTCTGCTCTTGCCGCGGCTGCACCTAGTGTTGCATACGCATAGTTTAGGCTTCTACCTTCCTTGCCAACTGGTGAATTAACCTGTGTATCATCGCCGCTGGTGCTTACATATAAGTCAACATCCGATGCAAAACTTGTGTTATCTACATAGAACTTTGTAGCCGCTTGTAAATCTTCTGTAATACCTGTTATTGTTCCTGCAAGGTCACCTGGATGATCGTGCAAATACAATGCACCTTCCATTCTATCGCCTTGTCTACGCACAATGCTTTCACGTGGCATTGCCTCATTTTTTCTATAGTAGCCAAACAGAGTGTTGTCGTAACTTTGGTCATCGATAGTATCTGTACCGTCAGGAACAACAGTTTCGCCAACACCAATATTAATTTTTACTCGTGTTGCATCGTCATTGTTTTGTGCTTCGTCTTTAGTAGAGTGGAAACTAATAGTATTAGCATCAATAAACCTTAAATAATAAGTTGTGTTATTTGTAAGATTAGTTGGCACTGTGCCAGTTGATGTGTATTTCCATTCAGTGCCGTTAGCACCACTATTAAGCCCGTGACCTACTACTCTTGCATTACCGTTTCTGTATTCCGAAATAGTTTTAGTATATTCAGTAGCATCTGCAGGCTCACTTCTTACAAAGTCACTTCTATTTTCGTATAAACCATTTACACCATAGTGTTGATCTGCAAACTTTTTATCAATAACTAAGTCATCTTGTGTGATAGTTGTTCCGTGAGTGGTGTTAAACGCCGAAACTGCATCTTCATCTGTTGCAATTTGTCCAATACCATATACAATATTGCCGCTTAAATGTCCGCCAAGTACTGGAGAAGTATCAGCACTTACGTTCGCACCAACGTTTGTAATTAAAATTCTATCTTCTATACTATTGTCAATAGTAATACCTGTTCCTGCAACAATTTGTTTTTCAACTAGTTCAGAACCTGCTTGATTACTACCAATAACAAATGGCGATCCTGGCACACTTGGTGTTAATTCGTCTGGGGTATCGCTTAATGCTCTAAATGTAATTGTACCGCCTTGCCCGAAAACAGCATACAATTCTTGAAAATTATTGTTAGTTTTGCGGAAGGCTTCTCTTATACTATCACCTGTGCCGTCATTACCTTCGACACCTAAGTAAATATCTTCTCTTGCCATTAGTGTTTGCTCCGTTTATACATCTAAAATGCTTTAACACAGTTATTTATCGTTAAGTTTTATAATCTTAATGTAAATACATTTATGTTCATTAAACAATATACATTGAAAAAATTGTACGAACGTGCAAGTAAATTAGGCAAAATCCACAAATACTATAGAAATATGACTATGGTTGTGCTTCGTTGCGATAATTGTGGTGCGGAATTTGAAAGATCTAGAGGAAGTATGGATCCAAAAAGACTAAGCAATAACTTTTTTCATGTCTGTGGAGACTGCGATGCTAAGACGTTTGCACAAAAGAAAGGAATAGAACGCAAGCAAATTTGGGATATGCCTGCGTCTAGTGATTTAGATATTAGTAAAATTTAAACTGCGAAACTTTCGCCACAGCCACATTGTGCTGTAGCATTAGGATTGATAACTTTTAGATAAGATCCGCCAAGTTCCTGCACATAATCAACAGTGCATCCAAATAAAAACATTTCAGCAATAGGATCAACCCATATGTTTCCTACTGTTGGCTCTTTATCAGTTGTACCCCACTCGTACTGAAATCCTGTACATCCGCCGCCTTTTACAGTTAAAGACACGTTAGGCTTGCCTACTTTAGCAAGATATTTTTCTGCACTTTCAGTAAGGGTAAGCATTTACTCGCTTTTCCAAATAGTCCAAGCACCGTACGCAATAGCACCATAAGCCATTAGTGCCGCAATTGGCTTGAAGATTAAAAATGAAACGCCTGCTACTACTAGAATAACACCGTCTAATGTTGTACGCTCTTTGATACGAGCATTAATCCACTTTTGAATCATTTATCTCTCCTATTGTAATTCTGCACTGCCAGATTTCCTACATCTGTAGAAAGGCGTGTAAGTTTTCTTTCTAAGGTCTGAATTACAGCTCTTTGTTTTCTTAGTTGTTCTTCTAAAGATTGTACATATTTGTGTGTAGCCACAGTTTGTTCTGAACCATCTTCAGCCATCATAACAATCCTATCTACACCTTGTGCTTTTAGTCCTCCGCTGACCCTATTAGGATTTTTATCAGATGATGATTGGGTCTGGCTCGGCGACTTGTTGCCGTACATTTGATTTAGGTAGCTCATAATTCTTCTCCATACTGTATTTATATAGCTGAATGCTTGCTAAGTTCTTACATTTGGACTCGACCATAATATCTGCATAATCTAAAAACTCTAATGCCCAGTCATTCACTTCACTGTTCCACATGTAATCTGAATGTGCTCTAAGTTTTTGTTTCTTAAAGCCATTCATTAGTAGCATCTGTAGATCAGGTTTAGCATCTTCAGGCCATACTGGTTGTAGTAGTTCTTCACGTGATACAGAATAATGTATAACAGGACGCACACCACGCCACGAATCAATTACGCGATCAAATCTACGGTCGGTGGGACGTATGTATTCACCTGTACGCACCCAGTGATGGTGTACGTCAAGAACCAGTGCGACATGTTTTCGGAGTTCGAGGCTTGCGTCAAGTCCCCACGACATTTCGTCGTTTTCGATCGTGATGGTGTTTCGTGCTTCGGGCGATAGTCTTGGTAGGACGTCGATGATGCCTTGTGGACCTTTTCGACCCGATATGTGTACATTGCACTTGAAGTCTTGGAATGATTGTCCATAGCCCATCCAGCGGATGACATCGGTGTGATATTCAAATTCTTCTATACTCCTATCTACTATATCAGGGTTGTCAGATGCAAGCACAGTAAACTGACCAGGATGCATAGACAACCGTACATCCAACTGCCTTGCAAGCTCGCCGACCCTTGCGAAATGCTTCTCGCAATATGCGACCACAGCAGGTAGTTTCCAATAATAGCACCAGTCAGACTGAGTGTATACAGGAAGGACATCACTGCCAAGTCGAACCATTCGTAATTCATGTGGTAAACTCCCTACGTATTCAATCAAGTTGTAGTACGATTGAATGTTATGTACCATGATGTCCCATAGTCGTTGTTCTGCAACATCACGTGTCTGTCTATTTAACCACTGAACTGTTGTACTACGAGTATTCAATGGACGTTGAATTTCTTCTAGTAGTTTCTTCTTCTGCGTTTGATCTGGATGCATGTACTTACATGCAAAGCCTATACGTTTAATATCATTCATGCCTTTATTATACTACCTATGCTTTTATTAGTCAAGTTTATATTCAAAGTTTTGGCAATCAAAATGTTTGTTTAAAAATTTTGCTCCATTTCGTGTGTGAAAGTTTTTCGCCATATCAGTTAGAGGACTAAGTGTTACGTATCGTTTAACATATGGATTAGAGCGTTTAATTTTTTCTGCAACACCATTTACAATTTCTCGTCCTGCTCCTCGATCGTAACTCCATACAGTATAAAATACTGCAATATCCGTTCCAACCCATCCTAAATCACGTTCACAAGTAGGAACTTCGTCTGTATATGCTACACAAATTACTGCTCTTAAGTTTATGCCATCTTCATCAAATAATCCGTATACTTCGCGTCCTGGGGTTGTTCTCCAGCCTGCTTTGATATGAGGACGGACAGGATCATCTTTAATGATAGACTCCACCATCTGTCTCTCTAGTTTTACTAACATTTTATTGCCTTTCTATTTCCAGTTGTTTTTACACCATTGATCAATACAGTCATGCGGGAAAGGTTGTCCGTGAAATACTGCTATTGATGTTTCGGGTTTAATTTTAGGATCTCCACTTTCAGCAAAGTTCCTAGTGCCATCTTTTTGTCTTACGAGTCTATTTCTATCTCGCATTTCCCATTTGTAACTCTGTATCCATTCGTCTGGCCAGAAAAGATACGTTTTAGGCATTTTAGAAATGTAATGATATATTACATCTTGATCTCCGTGGAATCGACTAATCATGCTTTTGCTGTTTTCAGTAAAGTCTTTCCATACACTAGGAAACTGTCCTGTTTTCAGTCTAAACACACTGCTGTTAAATTTTTTCCAGTCTGGTCTTAAACTTCTATTAAAGTCTCTAATGATGCAAAACTTTTCAGGATTAAAAGTAAACAGTTTGTCTATATTTTTAAATATAATAACATCTAAATCAATAAACAGTATATTGCCTTTTAGCGGTAAGTTAGGATTGAACATAGACATCTTATACCACCAGCCGTGTGCATTGCTGATGTTAGGCAATCCTTCTACTCTTATTTCTGGATTTAAATCTGCAGGGTCTTCTGTAAAGCAAACAAACTCAAACGGCAAAGTAAGATTACGTTTTACCATGCTGTACAAAGTGTTTACATAGTTTGCTCCATACTTAGTGCCATGCTTGAGGCAAACTACATAATTTTTATCAGAATCAGTTACTTCTTGTACATCTTGTTTAGAGAGCTCACGTTGCTTTTCAATTTGTTTTTCGCGTCGCCTTTGCTCTCTGATTTTGTGCCATTCTTCTTTAGTGTATTGTGATTTGTCAACTTTCGCCAAAACGGTTTAACCTTCATAGATTGCTGAGTTTGCTCCGTGTTCAAATACTTCAACACTTTTTACTCTTACTGTAGGATTAAGTGCTGTACCGTCGTCCTTAGATTTTTGAATAACTTCCGCCATTTTGTAATATGCCATTTCAGCAAAACGTTCACAGCCCACTGCTGGAACAATTCTAACTTCCGCTGTTTCTTTAGGCATTGCTTCAAACATTTCTCTATGTGGGTCATCTTCAGCAATAAGCAAAGTATGATCAAACATATGCTCTGCCCAGTTCTTAAATTCTTTTAATCCGCCGAAATCCATTACCCAATTACGTTCATCTAGTGTATCACATTCGAAGATTAATTTAATACCAATCGAATAACCATGTACTAGTGAACAGTGTGAATGTGTAGAACGCCATTGTCTAAATGCACATGACAAACCTCTGTCATTGCCGTATGTTTTAGTTGAATAAAATTTTCCCATTATTATCTCCTATATTAATAACGGCGGCAGAATTAGAAGGGTTGACGCCAAGTCCTATTATTTTGTATATATTACAGTATTTCTGGAAGTTTGTCAAGCAAAACATTATCAAAATACCAACTATTCGGTAAAGTCCATCCATCATTATTTAACACTGTAAAATTAATATGCGGAAAGTATTGAAATACCATAGCTATTTGATGTATCCAATATCTTGGATCGATAGCGTGTTTATCGCTTGTTGCATAGTTTGCTGTATTTTTATATATGTTGTTTACTTTTTTATCTTCGCTATATAAGTCGAAGCCAGCCATAATAACATCTTGCCCATACATTGCGGCCATCAGCACTGCATACGGTCCGCTCCCCCAATGAAAGGGGTCGTCTTCTCGTAACTTACCTTTATAAGGAAGATCAGGAAAGGGCAGAACATCCTTGTGCTGAAAATCCTTGTACCATCTAGCTCTAGTGTATATAGGAAACGAATTACAAGACATGGCTTCTTTGACCATTCTTTTGTCACAGCAAATTAAGTAATCTACTTTTAAGTCTCTATGGATTGCGTTACAGCCAAAGATAGTGTAATCATTTACTATCTTTAGATGTTTTCTCGACTGTCCGTTTCCGAGCACTAACGTCTTTTTTAACATTTTTAATTTCTTTTAATACTTCGTCAAATTTGTTATTAGTACTTATAATAAAGTTAGTCACCTGTGAAAAACGGAACATTGCCCACCACCACCAAGTGGTTGCCGCTACTGCGAATACAGATAAGATAACAAGGGCGTAAAGATGCCTAGTGCTTTCTGTGCCTAAATAGTGTACACCCAACCAGATGAGAACTGTTGCCGCTGGCAGTGCCAACGCCGAGATCATCCATATGTTAGATTCTTTGATAATTTGTTTTAATTTTTCCTTCATAATTGCCTCTCTAATAAATTAGCAAAACTATTTATAGGTCAATTTGAAAGTATTATACTCAGGCTTAATAGATTTTGCCGAAGGATTTCCACATACCCGGAGTGCCTGTTCTTACACAAACCCACCCAACTTCGCTGTCCACTTCGGGTTCAGTATTCCAAACTATATCGCCTTTAGTATATGTTCCTGTAATAGGAACACCTGTGCCGTTTTCCATTTTCTTACCCTGAAAACGTATAGGGTTTTGAGTCATAATATCAACGTCTGCAGGAATGTTGTTTACGTTAACACCTAGTTTACCGTAGACTCTTAGTTTACCATCTTGTGTTTCTTGCTCGCCAATTGTAATAGTTCCATTTGATGAAACTTTAAGTTTTGCTGAACTATCGTCATCATTGATGTTAGTTAAGATATAACTAACACTTTCGCCTAACAAGTTTAGACTGCTTTTTATAGTTTGTAAGGCATTTGTGTCAATGGTATTAATTTGCATCTTCTATCCTACCGAACGGTTTCCATGTTCCTGGTGCACCTGCTTCTATGCATATCCATCCTACAAATCCTCCCACAACAGGGTTTGTGTTATAAACAATATCTCCCTTGCCGTGACTTCCGTTTTCTGGATATTCGGTGCCATATTCTATCTTTTTGTTTTGAATTCTTACAGGACCGTTAACTTGTAGATCAACATCGCTTGTAACTGTTTCTGCATTTATACCTAGTTTTCCAATAACATTAATATTACCAGTATCTTTGATGCTGATTCTTGTTGTATCGTCTGTTATAATATCTAGGTTGCTTGTGGTGTATGTTCCAACTTTTACAGTATCAAACCACGGATCAACAACAAACTCTGCTTCATTACTGCTAACGCTAAACTGTCCATTTGGTAATTCGTTACCAATGCTGAAACGCATAGTACCGCTATCCCAGCGAACAAATCCTTCATCTATAATAAGATCGCCTACCGTTGTTAGATTTTCTAATACACCTACAGTTCTTAACTCACTGTGTTGTACAGTAGATCCTAGTCTGTCTGAAGATAAAACACTAATGTTGTCAATGCTAAAATTAGCGTCTCTGTGTAAATCAATAGTATTACTTGCATAAAAGCCTTGATTCTTTTCACGCCATACAAACTGCTTTGTTCTATCGTCATTTGTACGCCATTGCAAGCCTACCATATCAAGTTCACTGCCTGGAGCATGGAAATCAATACTACCAACATGACGTTGTTCAGTAACTACTGCATTGGCTCTAACTTCACCTTCTACGGTTAAGTTTCCTGTTACAGTTGTATCTCCGACAAGTGTGTCAGTATCTACAGCATCAATAGTAATACCACTATCTTCAACTAGTAAAACTAGTTTAGTAGCATTATCTGCAATACCTGTGCTTCTAAATAAAGTTACTTTTCCGCCATGAATAGCATTACCACTAATGCTATTAGTGCCAGGCGTTGGTAGTTCAATAGTAGTATTAGAAATACTTTCTATGGTTTGTCCAAGAGTAACTAACCCTTCTCGTATTTGATTTTCTCTGCTCATGCATATATTTATCAAGATACCTTGAGCAATATGGTTTCGGGGTTACATCTACCATTAAGTTTTGTTTCTGTAGTTTTAATTTCATCTAAGAATTTACGCAATTTAACCTTGCCTGCATCCTTAAATTCTTTAAGTTGCTCTGGGGGCTTACGAAGTGTCTTTTGAACACTAAGATTCTCGTCATACCCTTGAATGGTTGTGCCTTTCACTGATAAGCCGGAACCTTCACGTGCCATTCCTTTTGGATCGATGTTTTTAGCAACGTATTTTCCTATCTTACGTGTCTTAACATTAAACACCCAAAGTTCATTTGCTCCAATAATTTGATCTGGAGAAATACTTGTAAGTTGATACTTAGCATCAATCTTAAGATACTTGAGCTTCTCTACTAGTTTTGTAGCACTCTTAGGCTTAGCCTTGCGTGGCTTGCGTGTTGCTTTTGCTTGATCAATAATAAAGTCAAGTTCTGTATTCAGTGCTTCAATTGCTTCTCTGTATCTTTTAATATCTGGTTTATTAAGGTGTGAGTAGCCTTCTTTAAGTTGCTCCCACTGATCTGCTTCTAGTTCGCCCATCTTAGCCAACTGTCCTTTTGTTGGAATACGTTCTAGTTCGTCAAAATCAACAAGTTCCATTTCCCAGAACTGTTTCATTTTACGAGCGTGTGCTTGACTTGGTTGTACTTCTTTAAAATGCTTTTTAAAATCAAACCCTTTAGGGTCAAATGACTTTGGGTCTGATATCCAGCCTTCTAGCCATTCATCAATCTCTTCAGCCATTTTGAAAGATTGATCACGAATACGTTCTTGAATAGTAGGAACATAATACTGTGCTTTTTCTTTTTCTTCTTCTTGCTTTACTTCAACAATTTTACTACCTGCGGCGATTGCTTCTTCAATACGTTGTTTGATAAACTCACTTATAGGACGTTTACTACCCATTGTTCCAGGTAGGCTTTCCCAGTATTCGTTTTCTTTTTCTACAAAGTCAGGAGCACCATCTAACAATGTCTTTGAGCTAATACCAGCAGTAATGCTTAAAATATAACTAGGTGCGGCTTTTGCTTGTTTGATTTGTTCTTTGGTATAATTGCCAGACTCTTTCATCCATTGGAATGTAAAAGCATGTAAGTCAGCAGGTTTAAAATTTTCGTAATAAAATTGACGACATACTTCTCTATGACGATGAATTTCCTGCCCGGTCCATTCTTCCCAACCTTCCCAGCCAGGTGATGCTAGTTTACCTCCTCGTTTTACACGGGGTGCCGCTCTGGGTGCTTTCTTTTTTGTCTTTGGTATAGCCACGTCATAAATCTCCTAACTGTTAAGTTTTGCAATTATATATGTCTTTTTCACTAAAGTCAAGTCTTTTTGACTAATCAAACTTTTTCTTAGAATGAAAAAATCTTTTATATACATTATGTAAAAGGAATTTAAGTGCGGAGTTTTCTGAAATACTAGTATCTACAGAACGTTGTAATTTCCATTCTTCTCGTTTAAAAGGAATGATTTGTGCTAGAGGTTCGCCTGCTGAAATAGTTACTTTTTCGTCTAGTAGTACGCCGACAAAATTAAAGTATGCCGCATCATACGTGTCACTATCAATTACCGCAGGCAATATACTGTATCCTTTTGGGAAATGATAAAATGGCGGAACTATCATCGAACTATATCCTGGAGGTGTTTCAAGTTTCCAAGGCAATTCAATTTTAAAATAATTCTTTTTCTTGCCGTCAATTTCGACAGGACACTGTTCGTGATGATGTCCGTTATTTGGATCCATGCCTGAACGAAAGTTAATATCACGCTGATATTCTTCGTAGCCTTCCTCGTTGATTGACGTGGTAAATTCTTGCTCGTATGCGTTTGGAACAATATATCCCATGCTCATCATATCTAGTGCTGGCATACATTTTTTAGCAGTAGGCAAACCTTCGTATCCTGCTGGACATCTTCCTGGAGTCCTATTTGGTTCTAGATCTTTGTACCATTCTGGTAACATTCGTTTAGCCGGAACAACAGGAAAGTGCTTCTCAACTAACGGATCTGTGCAAGTAAATTTTATTTGCATTATAACTTTTCTCCAACCTCAAAACCTCTAAATGTTTTAAACCTTGGGAAACGCAAACTGTATGTTCCGTCCTGATTTTGCGTAATAGCATCTGCTCTTACTTCTACCAATTGCCCAATAAGTGAGCTACGACTATTCCAAAAACTATCGCGATCGCTGTCACTAAACCCGCTCCCGCAATTGACTTGGACCATTCTTCCATCGTCTTCTCCAGAGCATACCAATGCTCCAAGGCGTCCTTCGTTTCTTCCTGTTCCTTCTTCGACATCCTTAACCTCCAATGTTACTTCAATAAATGGCTTTGCTTTTAGCCATGCATGAGTACGTTTGCATTCATAAGGAGCATCAACGTCCTTAATCATAACACCTTCATAT